TCGTCAAAGCCCAATACACCAGTACCCATCATGCCGTTCTTAAACTGCTTGGAGATGGTATCGGTGGGGTTAAACAGACCTTTCATGCCTTCTACTAAACCAGCGTTTGCAGCTGGGTTAACAGTTGCGTAACGTGGGGACATTACAGCTGCTGCTTCGTTAAGTTTTTGTTGAGCAGCCAACAAAACAGCAGAAGTAGAAGGGGTAGAGCCTGGGGTACCTACAGATTGATAAATGTTTCTAAAGCTGTTAGCTACGTCAGCATCAATGGATGATGCCAATTGGCTAATACGAGGTTTTAGAACACGCTCTGCAAAGTCATCTAACTGCATGGTCATCTCAGCGGTGGTGAAGTTAACACCAATATGCTTTTGATTCGATACAGTCAAAGTGGTGAACTGCTCGTTGTCGTCCTGAACTTGCAGGGCGGCGCCGTCAGTAACCAAAGCGCGGTCTGGTAGACGAATACGCAATGTGGAGCCAATTTTTGCGCCTTCAACAGCAAAGCTGTCGTCATACGCACGATTTACGTTGCGGGTCAAAACAAGATTATTCTCAAGGATTTCAAGAGCCTTACGAGTAATCATGTCAATTGTTAATATTGAGTTTGCCATGATAGCCTTTCAAAAAAGTTAGCGGTTTCTCATAGCCTCGTGCTTTTTGATCTGGCGTTGGCGTTCTGCTTCAATCCATTCTGAAGTACTCATCGACTTAATCGAACGAGGGTCAGTTGTATCGTATGCAGGCGAACCAGAGGTTCGTGCCGTCACCGGAGCAATAGGCGCCGGGGCGTTTGAAGTCTTTTTAACTGGCGGATTGTCGCTTAATTTAGCTTCAATTTTGCCAATCTCTTTTGCCTGCAAAAATGGCGGTAATTTGGAAATACGTTCTGCTTCTTTGGGGTTAGACCCTAGGTAATAAGCCATATCGGGGCCAACTTCTGAAGCCTGAATCGTTTGAGCCATCATGTCGGTAATTGGGAGCTTAGGGTTGTAAGCGACTTGTTCAAAATCGTCATACTTATTCCGAGCTTCTTCTTCCCGTTCGTGATATTGCTCAATAAGTTCAGCTTGCGCTCTAGCTTGTTCACGCCTCTCGATTAGTTCGTATGCCTTCTTTTCCGCTAGTACATCAGCGTATGCTTCAGGCGACTCAAACGAATCGGCAGGCGGAAGTTCGGCAGGCACATTAGCCTTTAGCTTCGTTTCCTCAGCTTTTAGGCGCTGCTCTCTTTCCCACTTACGTTGTTCTCTTGCAAGGCGTTTACCAATCGCGGCGTCTAGTTCTTCTTGTGTGAATACTTTAGCTGCCTGTTCAACTGGCTTTTCTTCCGGCGCATCTATTACTTCGGGTTCTGGGGCTGCCGTAGCGTCCAGTTCCGGCGCGGGTACTTCAGGTATTTCCGCTTGTGTTATTTCTTGTTGACTTTCATCTAACATTGTCGTTCCTTTGAGAACCCTAGCTAACGGCTAGTCGTTTTCAACACTATACTACAAAGCTGAAATAATAAAAGCAAGTAGTTCGTCATATCGAATACCTAATTGCTCAGTTTGATCTTCTAAAACATCTAAACAAAATAAACCATATTCGGCAACGTCTAACCCTTCACTTTCAAAAGCGCTAGCTACTTGTTGCGCTATAACACCCACATGAATTCGGGCTTTATCGCCTTTTGCCGTAACAGCGTCTTTAAACTTAAACGCACGGATTAGTCCTTTAAGTTTAACGGCGACTCGTAATTCAGCTTCATTTAATGGCCTAATATCTTGTTTTTGATTTTCATCAGATGTATTAATCGTACCTGTAACGGCGTAAACTGTGTTCCAACGTAATGACGCGCCACCCAAAAAGTAAGCCCCATCTACCGTCGGGGCAAAACCTACAGACGGCACTACGGCTACCGTGCTAGCTAAAGTTATGTTTCCACCATTAGCATTGATGGTATTTGTCTGAACTGCGCTGCTAAATGTTTGTGTGGCTGACCAAGTATTAGAGTTACCTGTATTTAACGAAATAGTGCCTGAAGTGGTAATCGTACCGCCAGACAAGCCTGAACCCGCAGTAACACTAGTAACCGTTCCAGACCCGCCCGATATAGCAGCCCACGTACCGTCATTACGCAAAAACGTAGATGTACTACCTGCAGGGGCGGGAATAGTGTAGCTATTCCAAACAAGGTTGGTTTTAAGGTATAAGTTATCCCAACGAACACCAGAAGAACCTAAGTTATTAGTGCCGTCACCAGATCCTGTCCAATTTGCACCGTTTAATACAACAGCGTTAGTAGAGTTTCCCAAACCAACGGTTGAACCTGTAGAAGTTACAGAAGGGATAGTACTAAACGTACCTATGTTTGCGCCGTTAATGTTTTGATTGGCGGTATAAGTGCCTGCAAAAGCGTAGTTAATCGATATTGTGCCTGTAGAGGTGATTGGGCCACCTGTCAAGCCATTACCTGTAGCTACGCTAGTGACGGTGCCTAAACCAGAGCCTGCTGGGGTTTGCCAAGTACCGTCGTTTCGTAAAAACGTTGTGGTTGTGCCAGTGGGTGCGGGGATGTTGTATCCATTCCAAGCAAAAACGTCTTTAAGATATAGATTATTCCATCTAAAGCCTGACGCACCTAAATCGTTAGTAAAATCGCCTGCGCCGCGCCAAGCTGCGCTAGACAAAACAACGGCGTTAGTAGAGTTAGCAAAACCAACGGTAGAGCCTGTGGTTGTTACAGCTGGAACACCACTAAACGTGCCGATATTAGCGCCGTTAAACGTAGAGTTAACATTAGTTGTTGCGCCTAAAGTAGTAACCGACTGCAAATCTTGTGACCCACCACCACCGCCGGCGATATTGGTTACAACTGTAGGTGTTTCGGTAGGATCATTATAAAAATTGCCTAAACCGTAAATAGTTACTGCGCCTGCGTAGGCTCCAGAAGTTGCAATATAACGGCGAGATGCACTAGCTACATAAGGTGCATAGCCTTTAAATCCATTACCAATTGTGTTAACCGTTAATGTAGCGGTAGCGCTAGCATTAGCGATCATAATGTTATTGGTGGTATACAGTGTAGCGTTATTACGCGCAAAGAAACAGTTATTAATGTTGCTTACAGACCTAGTAGCCGTAGATACAGGGGTATTAACATAAATATCTGCATTACCGCGGTTACGCTCAAAATAAACCCCGTTAACATTTAATTGAGTAGTAATAAAGGCGCTAGTGCCGTAGAAAATACCTGCAGAAACGCCTTGCGAACCACCAGCCATATCGCCAACATCCGAAATAAGGCCTTGGTTAAATGATACGGGGCCACCGCCTGAAATTAAGAATCCAATAGATTTACAAGCCGAAGCAGAGCAATTATTAAAAGTAAGAACAGTTGGCTCAGTATTAACCACAATCCCCGCCACTACTCCCAAATCGCACGTTGAAATCATTAAGTTATCAAACGTAAGCCCAAGGCAGTCTATTAACTGGACGCTTGCGTTATACCCAACGATGCGAATATTGTAAAAACTACCTAGCCCTGGAACACTATTCATGTACAAACCAGTACCCGTACCAATGGTGTAAGTATTAGTAGCAATATTGTAAGTCGTAGCGCTAACTTTTTTGACTAAAGTAAAGCCGCCCATTTCGCAGGTAAAGAACCGGCTGCCAAACACGGCGCTAAAATTAACAGTAATACAACCGTTTGTAGGTGTTCCTGGACGGTAATCGTAAATGTAAGTAATGTCTGCGCCGTCACCTTCAAGCGTTACGTGCGCAGGTGTATTAGCATCGCTACCATTAGGCCATGTAATGTTGATGTTACTAGTAACCTTGTATGTACCTGCAGGTAAACGGACTACGCCGCCTACACCCGCTTGGGACAGCGCGTCTACGGCTGCTTGAATAGCTGCGGTGTCATCAGTAGTACCGTTACCTACGGCACCAAAATCTTTAACCGATACGGTGTCTTGTAATTTAGACTTGACAGTTCTAGTAACAGCACCCGTAGCCCCTTGGTTATATTTAATAATATTAGCGCCAGAGCTTGTAGCTAATTCATCCAAAGCACCTTGTACTGTAGTGGCAGTAAAGTTGCCTGTAGGGGTGTAGTTAACTGCGGCTGCTGAAGTGCTGCCGGGGATATTGTCGTTAGTCCAAATAAGTACGCCAGTGGAGTCACGCAAAATAAATTTATAGTTTGACCCACTATCTAACCAAATTTGCGCAGGGGTTCTGCCTGCCGAGTCTAAAACAATCGGATTAGAGTTTGCGGTAGAACCTGAACTAGAAGTGTACGTAGGTGCAGGTGTGGTAGTACCTGCGGCGTATGTGTATAACAATCCCCCAGCTAAAGGAACGCCGCTATTGTTAAAAAATTGCCAGCCAGCGCCAGCTAAAGGGGAATAGGTATACGTTGGCATAAATTAACTGCTCCATTGTTCCGTAGGTGCGTCTGGAAATACTGCATCAAAGGTTGGATTTACAGCAATAGCCCTTACTGTACTACGATACGCAATAAACTCGGCTTGGTTTATTAGGTATGGGTTAGACTTTTCAGGGTCTGCTACATCCGCAATGGAAGTCCAGTCGGTTGCATTTAATATGTTAACTGCGGTCGTTTTGTTTTGTTGAGCTAATTCTTCGTTCTTGGCAGCAATCTGTTCTGCGTCCATGTCAACAACAGTAAATGATGTGTACCAAACACCATCTTGCTCAATTACTGGACCAGGAATAACATATTGATATGTCCCGCAAGTAGGGTATGGACCATTTAAAACGGGATCAGCCCCTAACTCATTAAGAATTTCAACAGTAGTTTGATTCCACGATGCACCCGTAGTTTCACTCATATAAGTACGGAACTCAGGTTCATACATTACAGCGCCAGTACTACGAACTCGAATTAACATGATTTTTCCTTATGCTATTGCTAAAAATATAAATGAGCCGCCATTGGCATTTATGGCTGCTGGAGCAGTAGAGCTTATCTCAAAACCTGTGGCGGCAGTGTCTACATAGTCTGTACCCGTTACTTCTGCAGCTGTTGAGTTCAGTAATAAGTAAGGGTCGTTACCAGCAATGATTCCTCTAGCCGAGTCCCATACATACCAATCACCAATAGGCGTAGAGTCTCCACCATCAGTACGCTTAATCAACACAAATCTAGCGCCAGCGGTAAACCCACAGTTAATAGTTTGGGTTGTGCCTGTTCCTGTGTAAGAACCGACCTTAGATACACCAGCGCAAGTAGCAAATAGGTAGGCTACAAATGTTTGTCCAGACGCATTATTTTGGAAATTTGTTCCGAGAGTAAAATAGGTTGATGTAGGCGCACCATTCCAAACACCAGCAAAATTAGAAGCAGCCATGTCTGCATTTAAATACAAGTACCCAGTACTGCTGTTAAGAGTTGTATTCCAAACAACCCAATTTGATGAACTACCGCTTCTAGTTTTACAAATTATTAACTCAGGAGCAACGCCTAAATTATGTGTAATATTTTGATTTGCCCCTGTTCCTGTATAGCAAACCTCATCAAAAAATCCTGGCGCTCTGCGGAAATGCCATCTTGCTTGATTGTTACTGTTATAAGAAAGTTGGAAACTGTTTTGTAAGTCAAATTGGCAAACACTTACTGTTTGCTCTGCGGCAGTTGATGCTGTTCCACCAAAATATTTGTCATTACCAGCTAAACGATAAACCACAACAGAATTAAGAGCATTTCCTGATTGGTCACCAGAAATACAAAGGTCAGTTGGAAACCCAACAGCGTAAGACGATGAGCCAGCATGAACTTTTGGATAAAACACACTAGTACCAGTAGTAGGCACTTTCATTGGTCCTCTACGGATTGCCATATAGATGTAGGTTTCGCCTGAGCCGTTTGCACTTCCAGCAGTTGTTTTAAGCTGAAACCCTGTAGCGTTAATATTTAATATAGTGCCTAAACCTGAACCTTCTGCAGCGGTTGTATTTGGTATTAAATAGCTAGTTGTGCCACCTACAGGCAAGCCTCTCATGTTATCAACCATAAACCAATTATTACCAGCAGAAGATGCTTGCTTATACATAATCCATTGTGGCTCATACCCAAGGGTCACCACTGGACCAGTAGTAGATCCATTACCAGTCCAAGAACCACAACTAATTACATTATCTGTTCCGCTTGTACCAAATCCACCAGCGTTATGGGCGAATAGGTAGGCTACATAAGAATTACCATTATTATTAACTCCAGAACCGTCATCAGAAACAGAAAAAGTTGTGCTAGTTACGCTTGGAAACCAACTTGTAGCAGGTGAGCCAAAATCATCAGTTGTATTTAAATTGCCTACCCCAGCAGAACTGCCAGCATTTCCAAGTCTATGATAAACCTTCCAGTTTCCAGTTCCGCTAGTAGTTTTAACAATAATCATTCCTGGTGTTGACCCAAGATTATGGCTAATTGATTGACCAGCTCCCGTAGCTCCATTACCAGTATAAGTAACTATATCAAAGAACTTAGCTTGTTCACGGAATGTCCAAGAGCAATAGTTAAACGATGAGTTGTTTACTCTGCCATTATTTCCTACAGTAAAGCCATTAGTATTAAATGCTGTTACATCTTGCGCATCTGTTCCCTGTGCGTCTGTTGTATTGCTAGATAAAAATTTACCTGTGCCTCTAATTGTGTCTGACAATATGTGGCTATACGCTGCGTTTCTAGCTTTAATCCAAACCAATCCACCTTTAGTCGATAGGTCTAATCCATTGTTAATCGTTTGAGAAGTATCGTTACCTGAATACAAATAAGTACTAAATACATCTTCAATGTAGTTAACAGCCGTTTGTTGAGAAAACTCCCCAAAGCCTTGAGCTGATGCCGCACCTCTAGTTTGTACTAATGGCATGGGTGTCCCTTAAGCAAACTTAGTTTGTGAGGCAAACACAGTAAATGCGGCGTTACCTGTTTTAACAATGGTGTACATATAGACATCTACGCTAGACGCATTACCTGCTGCTGGCGCTGTACCGCCTTGGTATTTAGGAGTAACCGTTGATCCATCCACTTGTACTACGTTGTTGTAATAAGCCGTAGCACCTTGAGTTACCAAGAACGCAGCCGTTACCGACTGACCTGTAGTCATAGCCGCATTTAAAGTTGTACCGCTAGACGCTCTAAAGTTAACTGTCCAGTTAGCACTGGCATTAGTTGTGTAATAAAGAACCGATTGAGTGGTTACATCGTAGTTAATCGTGCCTGTAGCGGCTGTAGCGGATATGGTTGCAACCTCGGCAGTGTCATTAAGAATCATCGCTAAAGTGCTAGCTGTTCCAGCAAACGTCTTTGTGCCTGTAATGGTCTGTACGGTGGTTGTAGTTACGTCGCCTGTAGCGCCAGCAGCACTTGTCCACGTTGTGCCGTTAGAGGTTAATACATTACCGTTTGATCCTGGGGCTACAAAGGCGGGGGTAGATGTACCGTTGCCAAGAATGACGTTATTGGCTGTTAGGGTAGCAAGACCCGTACCGCCGTTGGCTACTGTTAACGCAGTAGTAGTTAAGGTCAAGCTAGCGGCTGATACCGCACGGCCTGCGGTTACGTTAGCAATAGATACTTGGTCAGTAACCCCACCTTGAACGATTGGAAGTACTTCAGTACCCGCTAGAGGGGTGGTTGCTGACGGTAAATTACTAATCTTTACATTAGCCATGATAATTCCCTAAATTAAGATAAAAAATCCATCTTCTTGTACTAAATTGTTGCTTGATTCGGTAAGTAAAACACCAGCGCTAGGAGTAGCGCCTGTACGGTTCGTAAAAAAGGCAACAATGTTGCCTAGCCCTAAAGCTACGCCCGTGCGAGTGCTAACTCCCCAACTCATCTGAAATTAATCGGTTTAGCGTACACAATACCAGCGGTGCTGACCTGTAGCGCGCTAACGCGCCATTGACCCGTAATGGTTGTTGGTACAGTAAATGGAATTGGGGTCAATGCTGGGATCGGGGTGCTAGACGTAGTAGCAGTCACGCCTTCGCCAACAGTAATGTAAGCTGCTTCAGTACACCAAACCAATACACCTTGTGGGCCTGGAGGCCAAGGGCCTAAAGTAACGGCTGAACCGCTTGTATTATCAGAATCGGCGGGGTAATTTGAATCTGCTAAAGGTCTTAAAAAATCCATGCTGGCTCCTTATGCCAAAAACTTCAATTTATACAAAGTTGACAGATATAGCTCAATGATACTGTCAATTAAATTCTGTAATGGTGTATCAGCCTTATCGCATACATCGTAACGCATGATTTCAAGTTCGGCAAGTTGATCTTCTAAAAATTCAAGAACATTATTGGTTTTTTTTGCGGACGCTAATGCAATCGGGCCAATTAGACCTCTACGGCCTTGATAGGCTTCAGCAAACGCGTCTGCACGGTCAATAATATTCTCGTAAAACTTCTGTAACGCCTTGTGTTTAGAGTAGCTGCGGGTGTTCAAGTGCGCCGAATGGGTGACATCCCGTGCCAAAAACAACATTCCTATAAATTTTTCACAACTCATGGCTGCATTCCTTGGGGTGGTATGGGTTGTTCAGGAGGCATCATCTCAGGTTGCATCGGCGCAAGCGCTTCGGGCGGTACTTGTATAGGTTCACGTTGTAATTCGTTACCAACCAAGTCGCCTGTATCTAAAGCCGCAGCAATAGTACCCATCACAATGTCTTGAACTTGTTCGGGGGTCATGCCTGCTTGAACCGCGCTAATACGTTGGGTTTCAGCTTGGTATGCTTTAATTTCAGCTTCAAAATTCTTACGTTCTAAGTCTTGAACTTCAACCGATTTTTGAAAATTCTGCATCATTTGAGCCATTTGGTCTAGTTCGGCTCCCATTGCTTGCATTTGCTGTTCAGCAGCTTGCAAAGCAGGGTCTTTATCGCCATCTTCTAACAGTTTTGGATCAATTGTTTTAGCTAAACGGGCAGCCAGTTCTTCTGAACCAGGCCAATCCATGTTTTTAACAAACAAATCGCCTGCAACTGACCACAACTGTGGGTTGCCTTGCAAAATTTGACTCATTGCGTCCATTGCTTCTTGACGCTTAGTCATGTAGCTTGGGCCTGTGGTAACTACAACATCATAACGACCAACGCCAGGGTTATATATCTTTTCAATCAAAATGCCAGTGTTAACATCCCGAATCTCATTAACTGGATTGGGTTGTTGAGGGTTAATCTTGACCATATCCACTTCGCCATCTAAGCCAACAATGCGAGCGATGCGCTCGGTATCGTAAATTTTGGGGATTAAATCTACTAATTGACGGGTAATGTGACGGATCGCACGGGCGAGGTTGTCTACGTAATGATACGTACCAGTATCGCCTTGTTTCTCACGCGCTAAGATTGCACGGCCTGAACGTTCGTTGGATGTCGCACCTAAACTAGAGTCATATTGCCCTGTGGTCGATTTAATGTCGTCACTAGCGCCCATTTTGGCTTGAATCAAGCCAGTTTGCGGTAATGGGGGAGACGCACGCTGAGGCAAAGGCAAAACAGCACCCATACCATCGGTTACGTCGGGGTTAACTTCTAAATAAGGCCAATTGGTCGTATTAGCCGTTTTCCACTGCATTTCGTAACCTTCAAACTGACCGCCATAACCAATAAACGGTGCTTTTGGAGCCAAAGCAAGCATTTCTGCTTCTTGTGATGTCCAGTAGTTGTACATCCGCTGCGCGTCTTTAGCGTTGCGAACCAAGCCAGATATGTAAATCTGACCATCTACTTCAAATTCATTACCGATTACACGCACTACAGGGATGTATTTACCTGCCCATTCCCGTTCTTCTAGCACTTCGTAGCCATTAGTTTTCATCCACATAACTTGCTTGCGCTCAACAACACGGCTGCGAATAGGTTTTAAACCCATCGCTTTCATATCTTTATCTTCCCGCGAGCCTTCAAAATGACTGACGTTGCCTGGATACAAGTTAAGAGTTTGATTTTTAACTTTGTAGTAAAAGTATTCTGCGATACGGATTGTATCTTCTGCAATCCATTGCGAAAGATTTTGATCGCCTACTCCGCTTGCCAATATGGAACTAATGGGCGCAGCGTCTGGGAACATCCGTTCGTAGTCGGTTTTGTAAATGTCCTCGGTAATGAACACATATTCGGCGTCTGCCCCTGTAGGGTCTTGCGCCATTGGATCCATGTACACACTAAAACTGTTGCGTATGCGACCAATCCGTAAGTCTTGGTCAAAACTGTTCTCGTCACAATATTCTGTTAATACGCGAATATAACCTTCACCATAAGTAACTTGGTTCTCGCAGGCAGTATCGTAGGCAACATCAGCGTCGCTCATGTACTCAATATGACGAACCATGCCATCGTATATTTCAGCAACCTGCACATCGGCTTTATCGTCGGCGGGGATAACTTTGCCCGATGGACGGTTCTGCCGTTGTTCGTTGGTGACTTGCCGAACGTGCTGTGGCAGCTTATTAATTGTTAGACATGGACGGGCATTGATTGTTTGGCCCTGTACCGAACCGCGAGTAGACAATACGTCGGCTGGCCATTGCCATTGGTTGTCAGGCGATCCCGCCATAAAGCGTAGATCGTCTAGTTCGTCCTCACGGCTGTCGCTGTACGCTGACACCGCAGAGGTGTAGCGGCTGCGCATTAACCCTAATACGTCACGATGATCAGGGCCATCAATTTCTGGGCCGCCTCGTTCTGCAACGATGCCGGCTTTATTAATGCCTGTTGGGTCTTGGTTGATTGTTGCCATTATCTGCCACGTCCACTCGCTCGTTTCATCGGTTTAGCTGCAGCGCGTTTAGTCGCATAGGCAATAGCCACGGCCTGTTTGACGGGTTTGCCTGATTTAATTTCAGCTTTTACGTTAGAACGAAAAGCCTCTTTGCTTGTTAATTTTTTCAATGGCATGATTATTTCGCTTTCTTCATGGGCTTGGCTGTTTTAGCAGATTCCTTAAAATCCTTAGCAGTAGGCGCACCTTTAGCGCCTGCTTTGCGCATTTTTTCGCCTGATCCTGCAGCAATACGGGCGCGTTTAGCATGAATATTGGCGTACAAACCAGGTTTACTTGCCATTGTATTTCTCCTTTTAGCAGTTCCAGCTTTTGAGCGCGGCTTTCGCGCGCGGGGCGTCGCCTTTGGCGTGTTTAACAACTCCTGACATTCTTGCACAGAATGATTTTTTACGTCCTGCGTCCGCTTTAGTTTTAGGATTTGGAGCAGGCGCTTTAAGATTTGCATTATTTTTTGCATTATAGGCCTTTCGACCTGCTGCGGTCATGCCTGCACCTTCAGCAGTTGATTTGTAATTACGACTTTTGCCCGTAGTCGTGCGAGGGATAGGTTTGTCGTGTGATTTTTTTGTAGCCATTTACGCCCCCATCCAAGAGTTAACGATTCCCTGCTGAGAATAAGACCGAACGGGGCGCTTGTCAACATATTCACGGTGTGCTACAGGGTACGCAAACGTCAACGCAATCGCATCTGCCGCGTCGGGTGACGCTAGACCTCTTGCCTTCATGTCTTTTTTGCTTTCCAAAAATATTGCACCTTTACTGTCTGGCTTCATCAATGGGCTAATTAGGTCAGTTTTAAGCGATCTATCTTTAGGGATGCTAGCACTTCGCAACCACTCCTTCATGTCGCCCCACATTTCCGCCCGTTTGTTGCCATACATCATCATGTTTTTAGACTTATTGGCAAAATTAACGCCCTTGACCTTGTAGCGCTGCTCTTTTAGCCGATCCACTACGCCAGCGCCTAACCCACCTTCATCAATGTTGACGAGTACTGGCTTGTATTCTTCCATGCACTCAATGATGCGCCCCACCGTTTCCATCGTATCGTCGCCTTTGTAGCGCTTAATCGCAATGATGTCGCGCCCTTGGCGTACGGCGATTACGGTCGAGTCTGCCCCAAACCGTGCTGGGTCAACACCCAAAATGATGGGCGCGGATAGGTCTTTGTACTTGTCCCGTGTCATGGCTTCATCCACAATGTCTGAGCCAATAAACTGATCGTCGCTAGCGCTAGGAAATTCACCGAACACCTCAACGTGCGCCTGGGCAGAGTCGGCGCCATATTCATCAATAATCTGCTGATACACCGCCTTATCCGTACCTTCTACGGTTCTAGCGTCCACAATCTTATTCTTCCAAAAGTCCCGCTTGGAGTGGAAAGATTCGTAAAAGTACCCGCTATTGCGCCGTGGGTTAGAGAACGCTAACCAAAAGCGGTTGGGCGTATTTTCCGTAAAAAAGCCCGACGCTACTGACCAGATCGAGTCGTCAATACCTGACGCCTCATCAAATACGAGCATCACGCCTGAGAAGTTATGCACCCCTGCGTAGCTGTCTGGATTCTCCGCTGACCACAATCTACCCTCAACACCCCAGTAGCGAGTGCCTAGTTTTAGATCACGTTCGACCAGTTCCGTTAGCCATTTGGCTGGCATCACGCGGGTTGCGCTCACTTCAAACCAATGTGTGTTCATGGCCATTGACAGCCACTTGGTAATCTCCGCCCAGGTGACTGAGCGCAGCTGCGCTTCTGAGTTAGCCGACACAATGGTGGTCGAGCCAATGCGGGTGGTTAACATCCAGATCACTAGCCAACTTACCAACGCCGACTTGCCAATACCACGGCCTGATGAGGTAGCCATGCGGAATGTATCAAAGTCCACCTTGCCGTTGTTCTGTTTGATATGCTCGGCAAGATCCTGCAAGACCTCACGCTGCCACTTGCGTGGGCCAGTAAAGTGTTCTAACGGTGTGCCTGGCTTGCCCCACGGAAAAGCGTACAGCACAAAGGCTAATGGATTGTCTTTAATAATGGGCGCCCACAATCGCGCCATTAACTCTTGTTCGTCTTGCGCACTATAAATTGTGGTTTGCATTACGCTGCTTTTTGCTTTTGCTTGTTAGGTTCCACGTGGAACTCAGGGTTATTACTTAGTTCTTTGGGCGCGGTGACGTCAGTAAACACGCCTTCGATGACTCGACGCTGTGCGTCCTCAAGAGCCTGCGTAATGCTAATTCGTTGTTCAATGTCGATTGAAAGTTGTTGCTTGGCGACCCATCCGTGCTGGTGCTGGAGGATGGCGAGGGCGGCTTTCGCATCACCGCTTGCTGCAGCAGCGTGCAGTTGTTGACTAGCTTCACGTTCACCTTCGGCTCTCCCTTGTAGTTCAGCAAACTCGGCAGCGGGGTCTAACTGGCACAACTGCCGGTATTC